CCTGACGGACAAATAGACGATATACATTATCGCAAGTTTTGTAAGATAGAACATCTGCCTATTATGTATCCTGACTTGCCAGAAGATGTATTAGCTATAATCAAATCAAGAAATGAGAGTAATGATCGTATTGAATTAGTGCAAAGCACAATGCGTAACCGATCAACTCCCAATATGCGTCAATGGAATTTTGTTGCACACATACCATCTATAGAACAAGAGATAGCTAAAGAAGTTTATAAAGGTAGAGGTTCTAATCCTTGGATATTATTTAGATGGAGTAAAGCTGCTGGCGAAAGTTATGGTCGAGGCCCAGTAATTAATGCTTTACCAGCAATACGTACATGTAATCTTACAGTACAACTTATCTTAGAAAACGCCGATATGGCGGTTACTGGAATGTGGCAAGCGGATGATGACGGGGTGATAAATCCAGATAGTATTAATCTTAGACCGGGAATCATCATTCCTCGCGCCCCCGGATCACGTATCGATCCATTACAAACCCCTGCACGATTTGATGTAGGGCAACTAGTGCTTGATGATATGCGTCATAATATTAAAAAAGCACTCTATAACCAGCAATTAGGTAGACCGCACGAGGCAACCCCAATGTCAGCTACAGAAGTTGCCGAAAGAATGGCGCAGTTAGCAAATGAGATTGGCCCTGCTTTTGGGCGATTAATGAAGGAATTAGTAGAACCCGTAATCCAGCGAGTTATATACATACTTAAAGATAAAGGGTTAATACAAATACCAACAATTGATGGAAAGCAAATATCTATTGTATCGCAATCCCCATTAGCAACTGCACAACGTATGCAGGATGTTACTAACATGGATCAATTTATGCAGCGCATGGTTTCTGTTTTTGGTCCTCAAATATTGCAGGTTATGATAGATCAAGATAAGACTGCAAAATGGTATGCAGAAAAACAACAAATACCATTAGACTTACTACGCAAACCAGAAGAACAAGCGCAATTACTACAAGAAACTGTAGGACAATTAGCCCCAGTATTGGAACAACAACGTGGAGAGCAGTAACATTGAAAAGGACGATAGAAAAAACAACAATAGCGCATTTAGCAGCAAATTTTTTTGCATCTAAAGACGGTGAGATAGTATTAGATTATTTTAGAACTATATTAATTAATCAAGTATTAGACCCGCCGTTTGACGCTTTAGAACTGGCATATGTTGAAGGTCGAAGATCAGTATATGCAGATATGATTAAACTAATAGAAACATCTAACAAATTGAAAGCAGCAGAAAATGGAACAGATGAGCGAGTCACAAACATCTTCAACAGAGCAAACGACAGAATCAACCCCGACAGAAACAGTTAGTCGCCCTGATTATCTGCCAGAAAAGTTTTGGGATGCCGATAAAGGCGAAACACGTTTGCAAAGTTTTAGCGAGTCATACACAAATTTAGAACAAAAACTACATTCTAAAATGGAGGACTTGCGTGAAGAAGTTAAAGCAGAAGGTTTGGCAAACCGTCCAGAAAATGCAACAGATTATACGTTGCCAGAACTTGAAGGCATTGAGTTCCAAACAGACGATCCCTTATTGTCGTTTTGGCGTACCCAAGCGCACGGTATGGGTCTTGACAACGATGGGTTCCAAGCAGGCATTAAATCCTATTTGGAAACCATGCAAGCAGCAGCGCCCGATCCTACTGCGGAACTAGCTAAACTTGGCGAAGATGGCAAAACACGTATTGAAGCTATAAACGCATGGGCAGATTCAAAGTTATCTGAAAATACGCGTAATGCTCTTAACTCACTTGCAACAACGGCAGATGGTGTTTTAGCGATTGAAGAAATGATGTCTGTATCGCAATCATCTGCAAATACAGTTGATGGAGCGCAAAGTGCGCCAGCAGGCGAAACTTTAGAGGAGTTACAAGCATTGATGAATGATCCCAAATATTGGGGCGCAGCAGGTGTGCGTGACGATACATTAATAGACCGTGTTACAAAAGGGTTTCAACGACTACAAAATGGCTGATAGTGGAGGAATACTAATATGCCGTATAATAAAAAAACCGGGAAAATTAAACCATATCCCGGCCCAACATCAAAAATACGCAAGCCTAAAAAAGCTGCGAAAATGCGTCGAGCAAAGTAAAATGTTGCGGTGGCGTGAGATTGCATACTTGTTTATTGCTTTTGCGGTAATCTTACTGTGGAAACAACACGCTTCTGCGCAAATAAATCCAAACAACCCAAAACAAACGTGCATTCCATTAGACACGATTAAACAAACATCAAAAATTATGAATCAACGTCAAGTTATTCGTGGGTTAAATCAAAGACAAGAATTAATAATAATTACAGCAAATCCATTTACTGAACGCTGGACGGCGTGGCAATCCGTACAAGGAGTATATTTGTGCGTGGTTGCTTTTGGCAGCGTGTTTACATTAATAGAGGAAAAGGTGGGAAATGGTAGCTAATGGAAAGTTTCGACGTTTTTGATTTAATTAATACAGCTATTGCTGCCTTTGCGATTTTGGGAGGGATGGTCTACGCTATTATCAAAACAAAAGTAGATGTAGAACATTTAACCAAAAAAGTAGAAACATTATTTGAGTTATGGAATAACAGGAATAAGTAAATGGCTAAAACGCCCGCATGGCAACGCAAAGAAGGCAAAAATGAAAGCGGTGGTTTAAATGCTAGAGGCCGTGCTAGTTACAACAAAAAAACAGGAGGTAAACTAAAAGCTCCTGTAACCAAAAAACCGTCTAAACTCAAAAAAGGCAGTAAAGCTTCCAATAGAAGAAAGTCATTCTGCGCGAGAATGAGCGGTATGAAAAAGAAACTTACTAGTGCGAAAACAGCAAAAGACCCCAACAGCAGAATTAACAAAGCACTTAGAAAGTGGAATTGTTAGCTTTTGTGCGTAACAAAGTAACTATCCTTTAGATACAGCTTTAACATCGGCCCAAAAGTATGGTGGTACTGGCCCGTAAGGAACAACCAGAGCAACCCATCTGCTAGGAACAACCGTATTTTGTGTTTAACATTTTAAAGGATTGGATAATCTAATGGCAGCTCCTACCATTGATACCACCTTTATCTCGCAATTCGAGAGCGAAGTACACGTTGCTTTTCAGCGCATGGGTTCTAAGCTACGAAATACAGTACGCGAGAAAAAGGTATCGGCCCAAGACGACACTTTTCCAAAAATTGGTAAAGGCGTTGCAGGTCAAAAAGCCCGTCATGGTAAAGTTCCATTGATGAACCTTGGACACTCAAAAGTTCAAGTCACAATGGCTGACTACTATGCAGGTGAAATTGTCGATAAACTCGATATGTTGAAAACCAACATTGATGAGCGACAAGTTACAGTACAAGCAATCGCTGGTGCTTTAGGTCGTAAAGTTGACGAAGTTTTAGTTACTGCTATGGACGCAGCAACAAATGATTCCGAGTCATCCTCTGGCGGTCTTACATTAGCTAAAGTACAGAATGTTCACACCAGAATGGGTAACAGAGATGTTCCTGATGATGGTGCTAGATTCTGGCCTGTTAGTCCCGCTGGTTGGAACGATCTTATTAGCATAGATCAATTTTCTGATGCTGATTATATTGGTCCCGAACAGCTTCCTTGGCCTACAGGTATTACAGCTAAACGCTGGTTTGGTTTCTTGTATTGGTCATTCTCTGGTCTTGATGTAGACGGAAGTAGTGTACGCAAAAGCTTTGCTTACCATCGGTCTGCAATTGGACTTGGCATGAATGCTGAACCACAAATCACACCATCTTATGAGAATGAATATGCTGCGTTCTTATTCGTTGGTTCACTGGCTCTTGGGTCTGTCATTATTGATAATGACGGTATCGAAGAAGTCAAATACACAGAATAGGGAGACGTTATCATGGCTTTTACTTTTAATACGCTTTCCCGAGTAGCCCAAGGTGCAGGGTTTACGCAGTATATGTATGCAACTTCGGATGCAAAAAATACTGTTGACGCTGCAAACTACTTTCTTGGTGCAGCCGACTTTCTTAACGTGAATGACGTTATTTTAGTCAAAGCATCGGATGGTGTTGGTCAAGTGATTGTTAACGCCGTTAGTGCTACAGCCGTAGACACTGGTGACGTAGATGCAATAACTGCAACTGACAGCAGGTAAGAATCCCTTCGGGGTATTGGGTGAGCATGGACGGTTTTCGGCTCTTTCGCTGTCTGCGCTCACCCTTTTTCTAAATAAAAGGTGATGCGGTGAGTAAAACAAAAATAGATTTAGTCAATTCTGCTCTTATTTTGGTCGGAGACAATCCGATTACTTCACTTAATGACCAAACTACGCAAGCACTTGTCGCCAATACTGTGTTAGAAGATTTGATAGAAGCAGAACTTTTTGAAACACGATGGCGTTTCGCTAGTCAAACAACAGCAACAAGTTTTATTTCTAGTATAACGCACCCAACAGGGTTAGGCGTTTTCCAAATCCCAAATAATACAATCCGGGTTTGGAACGTATTAGAACGGGGACGTTCTGTTTTAGGCGAATGGGAGATGGAAGGTGACAAACTGCTTATTGATGCTGATAGTAATAGCGTTATTTCTGTTGATCGCACTGTAGAACCGCCAGTAGGAAACTGGCCCCCGCATTTTCGTATGTCGGTAATATATGGGTTAGGCAGCATGTTTGCTTTGGCATTAACAGAAAATGAAGAAAAATCTAAAATGTTGATGGCTGCAGGAGATTCATATCGCCGTAAAGCAAGAGCGCAAGATGGCGGTCAATCATCGCCAAGAGTGTTAAACACTGGACAGATGATGAGTGCAAGACGAGGTGTAAGATCAGGCAATGAAGGGCTTATTTAATGTCCCGCGCAATGTCAACGATATCTACTTTCTCAAGTGGAGAACTAGACCCTCGTATGCGAGGAAGAACAGACCTTAAACATTACCTGCAAGGCGCATTGCGTATGCGTAACTTTAGACAGTTAGCGCAAGGTGGTGTATCTACACGACCCGGTTCTGACATGGTAGGTTTGTTACAAGGTGATGGAAGGTTAATTCCTTTTGTTTTTTCTGAAGATCAAAGTTATATCATGGCATTTACCGCTAATTTGATTACGATT